TCTCCACGTCGCGGTTCTTCATGGACGCCGGCACCTGAAGCGGCGGCTTGGTCTGGTAGTCGATGGCCTGCGCCTTGCGGAGCTGCTCGTGCTGGAGCTGCTTGATGTCTCCGAGCGCCTCCATGCCGGGGCTGTTGCCGTAGATATCGCCGCCGATCACGGACCAGCGCGGGCAGAGCGCCGGGAAGTACTGGAACCCGCTCTCGCGCAGGAACACGCCTTCCTCGCCGCCGACCTCGAAGTAATACGAACCCCACGGCATGTTCTTGGCGTCGCGCTTGCCGATGTCGCGGTCGGCGCGAGGCTCGATGGCGTGGATCACGGGCACCCACTGGTCGAGGTTCCCGGTGCGGTACATGTTCTGCACCGACACGCTGCACTTCTCAAGGCCGAACTCCTTGACCACCTGCGAGACGGTCATCTCGAACTCGCGGTACAGCGTGCAGACGCGGCCCTTTGCGTCGGTTGAGATGCAGTACTCGCCGCAGGTCAGCGGGTAGTGGTGGATGACGCTCTGGTAGTCGGGGAGCAGGATGGTGGCTGCGGTGCCGAACGTGCCGAGCTCCTCGTACATCTGGTGCAGCGCGTTGTAGGTGTTCGACTTCTGGAACACGCGCTGCATGCGCTTGGTCACGTCATCGAGCCAGAGCTTGACCGGGTCGTAGGAGTTGAGTTCCGGGTCCGGCGTGGCAAGGCGGAACCACTGCCGTGCCGGCGACGTTGCGCCCGACATCATGCCTGCACCAAGGATGCGCAGTGCGCGGGTGCCGGTCGAGTCGTAGATGTTGTTGTGGCGGCGGTAGCCGCGGTCGCGGTCCTGGCGGAAGTAGCGCCCGTTGCGCGGCAGGATGTAGGAGGTGAGTTCCTGCCAGTGCGCGTACCAGGACGCACGCTCGCTCTTGAGTTGGCCCCACCGGGTGAACAGTCGATCCCGCGTGGGAGCGCCGGGATACGACTGATTGTCTCCGGTGTACTCGCTCATTTCATCACCTACTATTTCGTGTTGCAGCTTCAAATGTTGCTGGACGTTGTGCGTATCGCATCGGCTGCGATTGGCGTCGCAACCCGCCGCCGGCTGCTTGGTTTGTTGCCTGTCGCGGTTCTTCGTTTGTCAGCAGCGTGTTCTGGGACAGGTTCCCAATCACCGTTCCAAGCAGTGACGCATTGAGCATCGCCTGTGGAATCGGAGTTCCGAACGCTGGTGCTTCGGTGCTTTGTTCACCAAACATTGCCATTCCGGGCATTCCGCCCACGCGATCACGGTTCTGCGGTGTTCCTGGTGTTGGGCCGTAGTCGAACAAGCCACCAAACGGCATTGCCATCGGCATGCCTAGCCGTCGCAGGATGGCGAGTGGCGACAGCGTGAACATCATCCACCCAAGAGCGACGTGCGCCCGAGCTGAAGATCCTGCGGGTTGACGCCCATCGGCCCGGTGAGCATGGTGCTCGAGGGGCCGCCACCCATTTCGGCGGCAGCGCGTCCCATGATGTCGGCGACGGCGGGCTCGGCGCGGTTGGCGGCGGCCATCGCCTGCTGGCTGCGGCGCTGCTGGCTGCGAGCCTGGGCGGCTGCGGCGTCCTGCGCCTGCTTCTGCTGGTTCATCGCCTGCCGCTGCATCTTGGCACCGCGCTCGCCGGCGGCAATTCCATAGCCAGCACCGGCCGCTGCGGTAGCAGCTGCCGTGGCCGCAAGTCCAGTCGCAAGTCCAGCCCCAGCCCCCGCGCCAAGGGCAGTACCAAGCCCGGCAATTAGTGATCCGATGCTTGAGATGATGAAATGCCGCTCGCGGCGTGCGGACAGGTCGTGGATTCGTCGGATGCTGTGGTCGAACATGGGAGAACCTTCAAGAAAGTGCGTTCGCTCACCTCGTAGCCGAGCCTTTGGAGGATCGACCCAGCCGGACTGCCGGCCTCGAGGACGATGTCTGACATGCAGGCGACTTGCGCCCCTTGCTCTTTGGCCCACCGCTCGAACTCGAGCAGCATGCGGATGCCTTCCGGTCGGCCCCTGACTTCAGGCTGCATCCACCACGCATGTTCGAGCGCAATTCGTGAGCTTGCGCTGATCCACGAGGAGACGATTGCCGCGGCCATAAAGCCGCAAACGTGACCATCAATCTCCGCCACCCAGATGCGGCCCACCGAAGCAAGTTGGATGATGGCTGATCGTGCGTCATCGCGGTGCATAGGCAGCACATGGGAGTACTTTGTGCCGGACCTAAACCTCAACATCATTTCGACGATTGCGTCGATGTCCTGCTCGGTTGCCTGCCTGACCATGACTGTAGACCTCCGTCTAGCGGTTACGGGTACTGATCTCTTCGTACGGGTCGTAGTCGGTCGGTCGCGTGTCGATCTTCTCGCGCACCTCGCGTGGCAGCATCTTGGCGACCGGGTAGGCGAACGTGAGGCAGAGCGCGTCGGCCATGTCCGGGCTGCCGCCGCCCTGGAGCCGCTTCTTGATCTCGTCCTTCGACTCGAGCACGCGCTTGCCGGCGGCGTCGTACCAGTAGATCGGCGTGCTGATTTCCTGCTTCAGCGTGATGTCGTTGGGGATTGAGCCGCCCGCCTGTATCCACTCTCGTATGGCCCACCACATCTCGGTGCGCTTGTTGACGAACAGGTTGGCGTAGGTCGCCTTGCCGCCGAACGCGACCTCGGTCACGTCGTAGCCGAGCTGCCGTAGGCGGTCGATGACGCCAGCGCCTGCCCCGGCGTCGATGAACACGGCGTCCGGGTCGCGGTCCTCAATGACGTTGGCGACGGCTGCGGCGAGCGCCATGTTGTCGATACCGTGATGGACGATGGGCGGCTCCATGCGGAGCCCCTGGCGCAGGACAATCACGCTCCGGTCATCCCCGAACCGTGCTGGGTCAACGCCGACGATGAGGGGCTGGTCGATGATGTCGCCGTCTGGGTACTCGCGCTGCGCGGCGTTCTCTGCGTCGGCGAGCGCAATGAGCTGATCGTCGCCTGCTGCGCTGAAATCGCACAGGTATTCGCGTGCGAACGCAGCCTCGGGCATGTCACGCTCGAGGCGCTTGACCTCGTCGGGCGCGAGCGCGTCAGTGTCGTAGACCGTGTACTTCGCCGCATACCAGTCCTCGAGGGAGCCGCTTGCGGCGCGGTAGTACAGCTCGCTAAACAGGTTGATCCCGGCGGGGGTGCCGATGAACAGCGCCCAGCCGCGGCGGTCGGAGAGGGCGGGCTGGATGATGGCCTCCCATACCTCGGGCTTGATCTGCGCGACCTCGTCGATGACGCAGCCGTCGAGCCGCACGCCACGCAGGGCGTCTGGGTTGTCGCCGCCGAACAGGCGGATCGTGGCCTTGTTCGACTTGAACGTGACGGCGAGGTCGGCCTCGTTCACGTCCACGGACCCGGTGCGGATGAACGGGTCGATCTTCTGCTTCAGTCGCGCCCAGGCGATGGCCTTGGCTTGCTTTAAGAACGGGGCCACGTACACGAAGAATCCGAGATCCGACTGGCACTTCACCGCCCGGTGGAGGAGTTCCATGAGGGCGAGTTCGGTCTTGCCGGCGCGTCGGTGCAGGGCGAGGACGGTGAACCGGCGGCGCTCAAGGTGGCACCGCCGCTGCCAGTCCCGAGGCTCGTATCCGAGGCGGATGGTCTTATTCGCCATCCGGGACGCCGGTGATGACGTTGAGGGTGATTCCGCCGCCGTGGTCTACGGCGACCTTCTCGCCATACTTGGCCGGGTTTGCCATGCGGAGGATCTTGAGCTTGGTGTCGATCTGGTATCGACGCCACGCGGCCTGGACGGGCGTTTCCGGCTCGATGTCTGCGATCTCCCCGCACTGCTCAAACATGGCCTCGAAGCCTGCCTCGCGTGCGGCCTTGTAGTGACTGAAAAACTCTGGATCAAGGTCAAACCACCCGGTGATCGTTTGCCTTGCTGGCTTGCCCTTCTGTTCGCAGTACGCGAGTAGGGTCTTGCCTTGGGAGATCCACGCAAGTACTTCGCTGGCAAATGGTTCAGGTGCCTTGGTTAGGGCCGGCCGGCCGATCTTTCGCTTGACGAGGGCGTTTCCAGTCGGCGGGGAGAGAGGCGCGGCGCTGGTAGCGGCAGATCTTGCTGACGGTGGTCCAGCGGAGTCCGAGGGCTTTGGCGATGCGACGATAGCCCCATCGGTGCTCTTCGTGGAGCTCTCGGATCTCTTGGATGACTTCGTCGGGGATCGTGGCATTGTGGTGTGTTTCGCCGACGCGGCGGCCGTTCTCACCGTAGGCCGCGAGTTTGGTCACTTGCGCTTCTTGCCCTTTGCCTTCACGTCTGCGCGGTTGAACTTCTTGGCGACGGACATGGGGACGCCGACCTTCTTGGCGAAGCTGCGGCTGTGGGCAGCGGCTGCCATGAGGCGTCGCTGGGCAGGTGACTTGCTGGGCATTAGGCGGATTCCTTCGGGGTGAGGGTGATGCGGAGTCCTGCGGCATCGGCGAGTGTGATGGCGGAGTCGAAGGTGGCGGTTCGCTTCCCGATGACGGGCGCGGTGGACAGCAGGCACATCACGGTATGTGCGCGGAGCCTGCCCTGCTGCTCGAGGTCGCGTGCGACCTGGCTACGGGTGCGTCCCTGCGACACCACGGCCGTGGTGACGGCCGCCTTGAAATCGTCATACGAATGGATATCCATTGCCCGCAGTATATCAGGCTTTGCAC